CTCAAGAACAAATAGATGAAGCAGGTGATGCATTAATAGCTGTTGATGCACAAGAGCAGTTAGATGCTTTAGAAGTTCCTATGATGCATGATGTGGTTGTATCAAGAACACAAACATTTGGTCGTGTTAAAATAGAACCAATACCACCTGAAGAATTTTTAATTGAAAGACAAGCTAAGTCATTGAAGGATGCTAACTTCCTATGTCATAGAGTACCTATGACTAGAAGTCAGTTAATAGAAATGGGTTATGATTATGATGCTGTTTATAATTTACCATCAGAAAACAAAGAACAATATAACTCTGAGAGATCTACAAGATATAGAAACATAGATGATGACTATGATAGAACTGTAGGAGATGAATCTACAGAAGAAATAATTATTTATGAATCATATATCAAAGTAGATATGGATGGTGATGGTATAGCTGAAATGAGAAAGATCACAAGTGCAGGTGATACAGGTTATACAATATTAGATAATGTTGCTGTTGATGCCCATCCTTTCTGTTCAGTAACACCAATAATTGTACCACACAGATTCTATGGTAGATCAGTATCTGAACTTGTAGAAGATATACAGTTAATTAAATCTACTGTGTTAAGACAAGTATTAGATAATATGTATCTAACTAATAACAACAGAGTTGCTGTTATGGATGGTCAAGTTAATCTTGATGATCTATTAACAAACAGACCTGGAGGAATAGTTAGAACTAAAGCTGCACCTGGACAAGTTATGATGCCTATGCAGAACCAACCATTAAGCAATCAAGCATTTCCACTACTTACATATTTAGATACTGTAAAAGAAGAACGAAGTGGTATTACTAAATATAACCAAGGTATGGATACAGATACTTTGAATAAAACTGCATCAGGTATTAATACAATACTATCTCAATCTCAAATGAGAATGGAACTTATTGCTAGAGTATTTGCAGAAACAGGTGTGAAAGATATGTTCAAAAAAATATTTGAACTTATAGTTAAGTACCAAGATAAAGAACGCATAGTAAAAATTAGAAATAATTTTGTACCTATGAATCCTATGGAATGGAAAGATCGTTGTAATATAACTATCAATGTTGGATTAGGTACAGGATCAAGAGATCAACAGTTACAAATATTAAATGCAATACTTGGAAGACAACTAGAAGCTATTAAACTTCAAGGATCTGCACAAGGACCAATAGTAAATTTAAATAATATTTACAATACTTTAGCTCGTATTATGGAGAATGCAGGACTAAAAGATGTAGCTGCACACTTTACAGATCCTAAGATTGGTATGCAAAGTATGCGACCTAGACCTAAACAACCTTCAGAGTTTGAAAAAGTATCACAAATACAGACACAACAAAAAGCAGCTGAAGCTCAAATGAGTTATGAGAATAGACTTAGAGAATTAGAACTTAAATATCAAAGAATGATTTTAGATTTTGAGACTAAAGCAAAAGAACTTGAACTTAAATATGCTGCTGATATTGATGAGAAAGCTATAAGACGAGCATCATTAGAACAAAAAGGTTTAAGTGATACTAATAAACAAATGCTTGACGCAGCTACTAAAAATATACTACAACCAGAACAACCAGTAAGTAGTACAACAATAGCAATAGATGTCGAACCTGATCAAAGAAAGTAGTCGAGGCGTAAAAGCTCAACAAATACTTGATAACGAACTATACAAAGAATCATTTGACGAACTAAAAAAGTCATATGAAGAAGCGATATTTCAAACTAAACCAACAGATGATAAAGCTAGGTTTTCTATATACCTTGCATATCAGATATTAGGTAAAGTTGAAAACCATCTCCGTACAGTTATGGAGACTGGTAAACTTGCAGATAAACAAATGCAAGATTTAAAAAAATAGCACCACCCTAACGGAGTGCTAATATAACACCAACCTATAAGGAGTGAATTATGGCTGATAAAGCTACAACTGTAATAGATGCTGGTAAAGTTATTGCTGGTCTTATGACCAACGAACCTGAACCAGAAGCAACTGAACAACCAGTTGAAACAGAAGCTGCACCTGTAGAAGAATCACAGGATGAAGAAACTGTAAACCCTAGTGATGTTCCATATATGGATCAAGAACTAGAAGAAGCACCAGCTGAAGAAGCTGTTGTTGAAGAAGAAGCTACACAAGATATTAATGAAAATTCAGAGGAGCCTTCTTATACTGTCAAAGTTGATGGTAGTGAGATGGAGGTGACCCTTGATGAATTACTTCGAGGGTATCAAAGGGAAGCTGATTATACACGCAAAACATCTGAACTGTCCTTAGAGAGATCAAGGCACAACGATATGATGCAACAATCTCAATCAGAGATAAATCAAAAATTGTCTAAGCTAACTGAACTAACTTCAGCTGCGCAACAAGAATTGCAAAATGAATATAGTAACATAGACTTTGAAAAACTTTATGAAGATGATCCTGTTGAAGCTGCAAGGCTTGAACATAAGATGCGTAAAAGAGCAGAGAATCTTCAGCAAATACAAAGAGAAACTCAAGAAAATCAAATGAATGAGTTTCAAAGATACATTCAAGAACAACAAGCTAAAGTTGCTACATTGATTCCTGAGTTTGCTGATCCTGCAAAAGCATCAAGAATGAAATCAGATATGCGAACTTACCTAACTAAGTTAGGATATAACGATAAAGAAATCGCAAGTGTATATGATTCAAGGCAAGTAATGTTAATCAAAGATGCTATGGCATTTGATAAACTTAAAAAATCAAATGTTAGAGTTACTAAGAAAGTTGCAAAAGCACCTAAGGTTTTAAAGCCAGGCGTTGCTAAAACTAAAGCTGAACAAGCCAGTAAGCAAAGACGAGATAAACTAAATCGTCTCAAAAAGACTGGTGGCGTAAGAGATGCTGCAAGAGTCTTTAGAGATTATCTTTAATTAATAGGAGGCCCAAATGGCACAACCAAGTAATCTGTACGACACGTACGATACTACTGGTATTAGGGAAGATTTAGTAGATGTGATTTATAACATATCTCCTGAAGAAACCCCAATACTTTCAGCAATTCCTAGAACTGCTGCAAAATCTACAAAGCATGAATGGCAACTTGATAGTCTAGCTACACCTGCTGCTAACTCAGTTATCGAAGGTGATGATGCAACTATTGACGCTATGAGTGCTACAACTAGAGCATTTAACTTTACACAAATTTCTGACAAAGTGATTGCACTTTCTGGAACTCAATCAGCTGTTGATGCTGCTGGTAGAGCTGATGAAATGGCATATCAAATTGCTAAGAAATCAAAAGAGTTAAAAAAAGATATGGAATTTACTCTTATCAAAGGGCAAGTTCAAGCTGTCGGTGACGCATCAAACGCTAGAAAATTAGGTTCAATCCCAACATGGTTGCAAACTAATGGTGATGCAGGATCTGGTGGAGCTTTATCTACTGGCTCTGGTACTGACTTACCTAACTCTGGTACTGACAGAGACCTTACTGAAACAATCTTAAAGACTGTTATCAAAGAGGTTTATGAGTCTGGCGGAGAAATGGATCTATTAGTTGTTCCACCAAGTGTGAAACAAACTATATCTGGTTTCAATGCTAACACTACTAGATTTGGACAAGCTGATTCTAAAGTTGAGTACGCAGCTATTGATGTTTACTCATCAGACTTTGGTGATCTACAAGTTGTTCCAAACAGAGTTATGGCAGTAACAAGTGAAAGCAATGCATTCTTACTACAAAGAGACATGGCTGCTGTTGCTTACCTAAGAGACTTTTCAGTAACTGATCTTGCTAAGACTGGTGACTCTGAGAAGAAACAACTCTTAGCTGAGTACACACTTGAAATGAGAAACGAAGCCGCACACGGTATTCTTCTCGACATCAACCAATAATCTAAGCGAGGGAGCTTCGGCTCCCTCTTTAGAATCATTCTAAGGAACATTATGTATTATAAATTAACAGGAACAGTACAGAAGGTAGACTATACAGCAAGTGCTGCAAATAGTTCTGCTATATCAGATCAAGTTAGATATGCTAGATTGTATGCAACAACTGATTGTTTTATTACAATAAGCAATCCTGCTGTGACAGCAACAACTGCTGCAACTCCTTTACAAGCTAAAGACTATGAAGTTTTTAAAGTAGCACCAGGAAATATCATATCTGTAATTAGATCTGCTAGTAATGGTTCATTGTATATTTCAGAACTATCGGAGTAATTATGACTGATTATAAAGCACCTACTACATTTAAAATAGGAACAACTCAAACTGTAGCTGTTGGTAGCTCAAGTGCTGCAACATCTAATGCTTTCAATGCACAAACAAGAGAAATAAGAATTGTAACAACTGTTGATGCTTATGTTGAAATGAATGCAACTTCACCTACAGCAACATCATCTAGCATTATTGTTCCTGCATTCACACCAGAATATTTTAGAATTACTCCTGCAACTAAAGTTGCTTTACTAAGAGTAGGTTCTACTGATGGCACAGCAAGGATTAGTGAACTAGCTCAATGACGATTGCTACTAGGTTTTCACACAGAGGACAAGATCGTTATAGAGATAGAAGAACAGATACACCTAACGATAATATTAAGTTACAAGATGGAACATACTTATTGATTGAAGGTGGTGATAATATTAAATTAGAACAAGCAGTCGGTACTGTGTTTAGTGGAAGACCAATACCAAATTGATGACATTTAAACAACTAGTTGAATTATTAAAAGAAAAAGAACATGGCGAAAGATCCAAAAGTAGGAACAGGAAAAAAACCAAAAGGAAGCAAACGCAGACTTTATACTGATGAGAATCCTAAAGATACAGTAAGAATTAAATTTGCTACACCAGCAGATGCAAGGGCTACTGTAAGAAAAGTTAATAAAGTAAAAAAACCATTTGCTAGAAAAATACAGATACTAACAGTAATGGAACAAAGAGCAAAAGTTATGGGCAAGAATCAAGTTGTTAGTATCGCAAAAAAAGCTAAACAATCATTAAGGAAAAAACATGGCAGACAGTAAGATAAGTGAATTAACAGCATTATCCACACCAGCAGATGATGATATATTTGCTATTGTAGATACAGATGCAGGTCAGACAAAAAAGATAACAGCAGCTAATGTAAAATCATATGCAGGTGTAACTACAGAAGCAGTACAAGATATTGTTGGTGCTATGTTTAGTAGCAATACTGAAACAGATATTAGTGCTACTTATGAAGATGCTGACGGTACTATTGATTTAGTAGTAAGTGTATCTGCTAGTAACTTACCTACAGGTATTGATGCTGCAAAACTAGGAGATGGCTCAGTATCTAATGTAGAGTTTCAAAGATTAGATGGTGTATCTAGTGATATACAAGGACAGATTGATGGCAAACAAGCATCTCTAACATTTGGCATAAGTAATACCAATGCAGTTAAAGTAGACAGCAGTTCTGTTGCAGATGACGAATATGCAAGATTTACTGCAAACGGTTTAGAAAGCAGAAGTACAGCAGAAGTTCTATCTGACATAGGTGGACAAGCTAGTTTGACATTTGGTATCTCAAATACTAATGCTGTAAAAATAGATTCTTCAAGCGTGGCTGATGATGAGTATGCACGATTTACAGCTAATGGTCTTGAAAGTAGAAGCACCTCAGAAGTACTTAGTGATATAGGAGGTCAGGCTTCATTAACTTTTGGTATATCAGATACTAATATTCCCATCTTTACAAGTGGTGTAGCTGATGACGATTTCTTAAGAGTAGCAGGTACATCAATTGAAGGTAGATCAGCTAGTGAAGTACTAAGTGATATTGGTGGACAAGCATCACTTACTTTTGGAATCAGTAATACAAACGCAGTTAAGATTGATAGTTCTAGTGTTGCTGATGATGAGTACGCTAGGTTTACTGCAAATGGACTAGAGAGTAGATCAACTGCTGAAGTATTATCAGACATTGGTGGTATTACTGCTAGCTCTACAGACACACTAACAAACAAAACTATAGATGCAGATGGTACAGGCAACAGTATTACTAATATTGAAAATGCAAATATTAAAGCATCTGCTGCCATTGATGCTACTAAGATAGCTGATGGTTCAGTAACAAGTGCAGAGTTCCAACACTTAGGTTCTGTTACTTCAGATATTCAAACACAATTAGATGCCAAAGCAAGCAAAGGTTTAGCTGTTGCAATGGCAATCGCTTTATAGGAGAAAACATGGCACAAGATTTTGAATCGAATGGCGCGCAGATAACAAACTCAGCAACTACAATATATACATCTAATAGTGATGATGCTGTTGTAGGATTGAGACTTGCAAACATTTTAACTACTACAGTTACAGTAAGTGTATTTGTATCTGAGGGTGGTTCTACAACAAGATACCTTGTAAAAGATTTATCCATACCACCAGCAAGTTCAGTAGAGCTAGTTCAAGGTGGTGCTAAATTTGTATTACAAAGTGGAGATATCTTAAAAGGACAAGCTGGTACAGCAGACAGTATTGATGTATGGGTATCAGTAGTTGATTCAATTAGTACATAGGAGATAGCATGGCAACAATAACATCAGTAGGTGGTGTTCAATATATAGGTGATGCACCAGCAGGTGAAACTATACATGAACATGATTCTGAAATAAATAAAGATCAAATAATAACTAGTGCTGTATTAGCTGGACCAATTACATTTGCAGCAACAGTTACAGTTACTGGTACACTTGTTGTTGTATGACAAATAATCCATACGATAAAAATCAACCAATACATATTGATAGAGGTACTCGTAAACTTGTAGTAAAGAGTACACAAGATACTACAAATATATTAGAAGAAAACAAATGGTCACAAAATAATATTGATCAAAAAGGTAATTTACAACGCATAGCTCAGATACCATTAATAGCTTTAAAAGTTAAAACTAAAGAACGATTTGGTCATTCTAATTATCATAAATTAAACTTAGAAGAACAAAAAAAGATTATTAAAGAAATGGTTAATAGTAATGAGTATATGTATTTTAGAACAGGAGATAAGAGGTTATAATGGCATTAGATACTTACACAAATTTAAAAACCTCTATTGCAAATTTTTTAGCTAGAGATGATCTTACATCAGAGATAGAAGATTTTATAGATCTTACAGAGGCAGACTTCAATAGAAGACTAAGAGTAAGAGCTATGGAAAGTGTTAATACTTCATTTACAATAGATTCAGAAACAGAGGCTTTACCAACAGGATTCTTACAAGTTAGAAGTTTTGTTATAACTAGTACAAGTCCAGATAGAACTTTAGAGTTATCTACACCTTTTCATCAGGCTACTACAACTGGTATTACAACATCAGGCACACCTAGAATATATTCTATAGAAGGATCTAACTTTAGATTTAGCCCTGTTCCTGATACAGCAGTAACTGCTAGACTAACTTTTTACAAAGCATTTGATAGTTTAGATGGTAGCACAGCTACTAATTTTATCTTAACTAATCATCCTGATGTATATCTTTATGGTGCATTATATTTTGCATCTACATTTATTAGAGGCATGGATCAATCTACTGTAGCACAATTCAAAGCTCAATATGAAACTGCATTACAACAAGTAGAAGAAGCTGATGCTAAAGATAAATATAATGGTTCACCTTTATTACAAAGAACTGATATAAATATTAACAATCTTGATAATGTAAAATAATGCAAGTACCTTTTGGAGAATGGTTACCAGACCTACCTGATCATATTAATCCAGGTTCAACTGAAGCAAAAAATGTTTATCCTGCTGTAAATAGTTATAGACCTTGGAAAAGTATTACTACAGCTACAGCTAATGCATTAGACAATAGATGTCAGGGGGCTGCATCATTTACATCTGATGGTGGTAATGTAACTATCTTTGCTGGTGATTCTAGTAAGCTATATCAAATACAAGCTAACTCAGTAGTAGATGAAAGTGCTGGTGTAAGTTACAGTACAGCAGAAAATGCTTATTGGGATTTTGTAAAGTTTGGAGAAACAGTAATTGCATTTAATGGTTCTGATGCACCTAGAGCATGGTCATTAGATACTTCAACAGACTTTGCTTTGTTAGGTGGTTCACCTCCAACATTTAGACATGCAGCAGTTGTAAACAACTTTGTAGTTACAGGATTCCAACCTACTGCTCGTAATAGAGTACAATGGTCAGCAGTTAATGATGCTACATCTTGGACAACAGGAACTAACCAAGCAGACTTAGAGGACTTACCTGAAGGTGGAGTTGTTACTGGTGTTACAGGTGGACAATTTGGTTTAATATTTCAAGAAAATAGAATTACTAGAATGGATTATAGAGGTGGTAATGTTATATTTTCTTTTAGGCGTATTGAAGATAACATAGGAGCAGTTCAAGGTAAGACAGTTATCAAAGTAGGAAACCTTGTATATTTCTTATCAGAAGATGGTTTTAGAGTTACAGATGGTAACTCATCAAAACCAATCGGTAATGGTAAAGTAGATAGATTCTTCTTTAATGATTTAAGATTTGCACATAGAGAACGAGTTAGAGCAGCTGTTGATTATAAAAATAAATTAGTATGCTGGTCATATCCATCTACTGCATCTGGTGTAACAGATAAAATTATAGTTTTTAATTATGAAACTTCTAGATGGTCTATTGTAGAACTATCACATGAAATGATATTCAACTATATATCACCTGGTTTTACTGTAGATGAATTAGATGATTATCCATCATCAGGTTCTAATAATTTAGATGCAATCAATGTTCCATTAGATAGTGATATATTTGTAGGTGGATTAAGATCATTAGGTGTATTTGATACATCACATAAGTTTGGTACATTTGAAGGTGCTAACCTTGCTTGTGAAATAGGTACAGCAGAAACAGAATTGTTTGGACAAAACAGATCACTTGTAACTCATGTTAGACCTATTGTAGATACAACATCAGCAACTGGATCACTTACATTTAGAAATAGAGTAGGAGACTCACAATCTACTACATCACCTGTTGCAACTATGCACGCTACAGGTACAATACCATTTCATAAAAGTGCAAGATATTTTAAATTTAATATGCAAATACCAGCATCTACTACTTGGAATGATGCACAAGGTATAGACATAGAAGCAATAAAAGAAGGTTATAGATAATGTTAATAGGAAACCCAGTAGACTTTGATCGTATAAGAGCTAGATATGAAGCCCTTAAATATCCAACACCAGAACAAGCAGCATTTAATGCAACAAGAGCAAGTTATGAAGGATTACTAACTGGATCTGGTTTTGATACTGAAATGATTCCTACAACTACACCTGGACAACAAGTATCTTTTGCTGTTGATCCCAATACTGGACAAGTAACTACACAGATACCACAATATGATATACCTAATTTTCAAAATATTTATGATGAAGGATTAGGACTTATAAGTGATGATGGTTTACCTAAACCTGTATCTAATCAACCAACAACATCTGGACAAACATTAGCATCTAGAAGACAAAGTGATCGTGGAGGTAACTTTAGAGATAGAAATTTTATGACAGATAATCGTAATATCAATCAAATACAATCAGATTTACAAAATGCTAAACTTAGAAATGTTTTACTAGGACTTATCAATCCAGCATTTGGACTTTTAGGAACAGTAAAAACATTAGCAGATCAAAAAAAGGTTGATGATTACAGACAAAGTTTATCAGATAAAGAACAAAGCATTAAAGATAATCAAAGAATAAGTAATCTACAAAGTAGTTTTAAAGAAGACACAATAGCACCTGGTGCTGATGCAAGCACATTAGGGGGAACTGGTGGAAGACGAGGTGGAGCTGGTCCTGATGGAGGTCGTTTTGGTGGAGATAGAAATGTAGGAGATGCTAGTAATATTGGAGGAACAGGTGGTAGGAGAGGTGGAGCTGGTGGTAATTAATGGCTAGCAAACAAAACCTAGAATACATTTATCAGTACATTGATAGTCCAGAAGACTTTCAAAGGATTGTAGAAGATCTTACTAATCAGTTAATTACTTTTCATAATACTGAAAATCAAGAGGTATCAGCATGGTTTCTTGCATAAATTGTAACCATCCTTGTCATTGTGATAAAGATGAAACTTGTGATAAATGTGATTGTGCATACTGTGAGCATGATAATCCTTTAGATGAATTTTGGAAAAACTTAAAAGATGGCACATACTTATAAAAATAGTAAAGTAGATCTTACAGCAACAAGTGTAACAACTGTTTATACTGTACCAACAGGAGCTACATCTATTGTAAAATCTATTTTAGTTAGTGATGACTCAGGTAGTGGAGATACTATTACATTGACAATAACTAACGGATCAGATGTATTTAGTTTATTTAAGACTAAAACTATTACAGCTAATGGAACTTCAGAATTACTTGCAGCTCCATTAGTTTTAACAGCAGGAGAGATATTAAAAGCTACAGCAGCTACAGCAGATAGATTGCATATAGTATGTAGCTATTTAGAAATTACATGACAATACCTGTACTTATACCTACAGATAAAGTTAAAGATGTTGAACAATTTGTTAATGATTCTATAAAAAAAGCATTAAAGTTTTCAGGAAATCATTACAATATAGAAGATGTTTTAGATCAACTATATAATGATAAAGCTCAGCTTTGGATATTATGGAATGATAAAAGAAAAACTAAATATCAAGGTTGTATTGTTACTAAGATTATACAAAGATCTAATACTAAATCTTTAAACTTATTTATAGTAACAGGTAAAGATCGTAAACTTTGGCAAGATAAAATTAAAGTATTAGAAGACTATGCTAAAGAACAAAAGTGTAGTCATTTAGAAGCATATGCAAGACCAGGTTGGTCACGCATATTAAATAAACATAACTATAAAACAACACATTATTTATTAGAGAAAAAATTGGAGGACTAATATGTCATTTGGAAGTGATGACCCACAAGTAACATCATTTGGTGGAGGGGTATATGGACCAGCAGAACCATTCGTACAAGATATACTACAAGAATCTGCAAGATTATATGGTAGTGATGTAGGTAGAGAATTTTTCCCAGGTTCAACTGTAGTACCGTTTGCACCAGAAACACAAGCTGCAATGGATCTACAAAAAAGTTTAGGTTTTGCACAAACAGGTCAAAGTCCTTTATTAGATATAGCACAAGGAACTATGGGTGGATTTGCATCTGGTGTTATGCCAACAGCTTATAGTCAATTAACTCCTCAAGCAGACTTCCTATCAGGAGTTAGACAATCTATTGGTCGAGATGTTATGGGTGATATAGCTACAAGATTTGGTTCTATGGGTAGAACAGGAACAAGTCCAGGAGCAACAGCAGCAGCTACTAGAGCATTTACAGATGCATATGCTCCATTTGCTTTAAGTCAAGCAGAAGCTGAAAGACGAGCAGAACAAGAAGCTATTGAAAATCAAATAGGTAGACAACTAACAGCAGCTCAAGGTTTATCTGGATTACAATCAGATATAGATACAAGAACAGAATCAGGTATTGATAGAATATTTGATGTAGGTGCTAGACAAGAAGATCTTGCAGCTCGTAACTTACAAGATCAAATAGATAGATTTCAATTTTCACAAACATCTCCATTTGAAAGATTAGCATTATTTCAAAATCCAGCATTCTCAGCAGCAGGATTTGCAGAACCAACACAGACATTTGCAGCAGCACCTAATCCATTAACAAGTGCTTTTGGAGGTGCGCAGTCAGGATATGAACTAGGTGATATATTTAATATGGGTCCAGCAGGTGCAATAGTTGGTGGATTATTAGGAGGATTAATATAATGTCAATTTTAAATATCTTTAAACCTGATTCAAATTTTACAATAGGTTCAAATACACAAAGAACAGAACCTTTTACAGCAGGAGGTTTACTACTTAGAGATCCTAATAAAACAATAAATATTGCTCCAAAAGATTTTGTACCAGGAATAAATTTAGATCCAGAAGCACAAGCAAAAATAGCTGCAGAAAAAGAGGCAGCTTTTAAAAAAGAAACAGAACCAAAAGAAGAAACAACCATAATTCCTGAAAAAAAACAAGATGAATCATCAACAGACTTTTTAGGTAGAATCGGTGGAGCTATTGATAAAATATTTACACTACAACAAACTAATCCAGAATCTTATAATAGATTTATGTCAGGTCTTGATCTTTATAAAAGAGGACAAGAAGGTGAAGATATTGCTACAGCATTATTAGGTAATAGTAAATATAACGCTGAGCAAGCAAAAGCATTATTCGATGCATCATTAAAAGCATTAGACTTTCAACAACAAACATTAAAAGTTCAAAAAACACAACAAGAACTTAGTGAAGTTAAAGAGCCTTCTAAAGAACTACAATCAATGGCTGCATCTATTTTAGAAAAACAATATGATATAAAAGATGAAGGTGTTGCATTTGCTTTATCTAGTAGAGCAAAAGAGTTTCAATTATTAAATCCAGGCGTAGGTTCTGGCACTGCATTAAACTTTGTAATAGAACGAGCAGTAGAAACAGGTGAATTAGTTTCTGGCAAAAATGCATTTGGTAGTGGTAAATTTAAAGCTAACACTGGAAAATCTAAATCTGTACAAGAAGTAATGAAACAATTTAATATGTCAAAAGAAGAAGCTACTCAAGAAATTATTGATCAAGGTTTTGTACCAAGATAAATGGCAAAGGTTGATCTATCAGGAATAGGTTCAGGAGTTGATCTATCTAATATAAATAGTGGTATTGATTTAAACAATATAAGTTCTGGAGTAGATTTATCTAATGTAGGATCAGGAATTGATCTCAGTAATATTAGTAGTGGCATACCTGAACAAAAAGGATTTTTTGAAACATTAAGAAATCCAATAGACTTGATGAGATATGAAAGTTTACCTGTAGCTGCATATCAATATATGAGTGGTAATACTAAGGAAGTACAAGCTAAAAAAGCTCAACAGTTTATTGATAATAATCCTAATCTTGCAGGAACATCTGAATACGCACAAGCACAAGCTACATTAGAAAGATATGGTTATACTATAGATCAAGAACCATTTAGTGTAGATGCATTAAAACAAGCTATACAAATGAATCCAGGAGCATTAGGAGGAGAGTTTGTAAATGCATTATTAGCAGATCCATATTTATTATTTACTCCATATTTACTTGGTGGTAATGCGTTAGCTAAATTTTTTCAAGCTAACAAAGCATTAGCTAAAGTACCAAGAATATCTAGAGGACTAGCAATAGGAACAGCAGCAGCACCAGAAGCTGCTGCCTACTCAGTAATACAACAATTAGGTGAAGATGGTGAGTTTGATACTAATAGAGTTGCAGTAGAAACAGGACTAGGAGGAGCTGGTGGATTAGCTCTTGGTATGGCATTTGGTGGATCTATAACATCTATAGGTAAATATACAAACCAACTTGATAATGTTTCAAAAGATTATTTAACAACTTTAGTAAAAGCAAGTAGGGGTGATGAAGTATCTATTGCAAGATTAAAAAGTTTTAGAACAGATTCAAGTGGTGTACCACAAACATTTGATGATATATCATATGATGCAATAACAAACTTACTTAAAAGAGAATTTAAATATAATGATAAAAATGCTAATGATATATATCTACAAATCAAAGAAGATCACAATGAGATATTTAAAAACTTTTATGATAAACAAAATAAAACGACTCTATTAAAAAGAACTTATGAGAACTCAATTTTCCCAGTTACAGCAGGTACAATATTTGGTGCAGGTGCATATATAGGATCAGATGATCCACAACAATTTGCAATAGTAGGTGGTGCTGCATTAGGTACAGCTACCTTTGGTAAAGTAGGTGTTAAAGCATTAACTAGAGCATCACAAGCAAAAAGAGGTAGAGTACAAGTACAGAAACTAGATACTGAATGGGATAGTTTTATTAACGAAATTAAATCTACAGGTGTAGATCCTAAGACTATAAACATAAAAGAAAATAAACAGTACTATGTAGATCTCATAAATCAAAACAAAAGATTTTCTAAAGATCTAGCAGAGTTAGGAGAAGCAAGAGATTTATTAGATAGAAAAGCTGTAGCTATATCTAGATACATATTTGATAATATGGAATCATTTAGTAGGCTAGGTAATATGTATGGACATAAATTAAACTTAGCATTTAAAAAAGAGTTTCCAGTACATCCTAAAAGAGAAGTAGCAGTATTAGATTTTATACAGCAAACAAGATACAAAGAAGGTGCTAATAAAGGTAAGATAAAAGTTACTGAAAAAGATTTATCACCAGAAGAATTAAAAGCTGCAACAGCTGCTCAAAAGTATTTTGAAGATATACATAAAATGATCAAAGATGATGGTGTACTATCTATTAAGTTTAGACAAAACTTCTTACCTGGCTTCTGGCAAAGATCAGCTATGATTAGTGACAATGATGCAAAATCATTCTTTGCAAGTATGTTTACTGATACTAAAAGTGGACCAGAGTTTTCTGGAAGACTACCAGCAGAGAACTCTAAAAAGATTACTAGTTATTCTGAAGGTATAGATAAAGGATTAGAAGCTAGAACAACAAATCTTGGTGAAATTGTAGCATTATATAATAATGCACTTTATAAAGCATTAAGTGAAAGAACAGCAATAGATAGATTATTATCAGCAGATATACCTGGACTAACTAGTAGAACAGGCAAAACACAAAAGATGATATATACAACTATTCCTAAAGATGTTGATGCCTTAGATTATGTAGCTTTTAAATATGATAGATTATTAGAAGCAAATCCTAGAAATATTAAAAAGTATCGTAGAGTAAATGAACTTGTTGAATCAGCTAGAAAATCAGGCAAGGTTAAAAGTTTAGGTGATATATATAAACTTAGAGAAGATCTAATATCTAAAGCAGATATGGCTCCTGTTTATGTTTATAAAGAAGCTCTACCTCATATCAAAATGACATTTGATGCTGTAAAAGACAAAGGTTTCTTTAGAGCTATCTCAAACTTTAACTTCTTACAAAAAAGATTAAGCGTTGGATATTCATTCTTTCATGCTGCTGCATTATTTGAAAATATGTTCTTTGCAGGTGTTAAAACTTCTAAGATAGCTACTGTTGCTGGATTAGACAAAGTACCAGGCATTAAATACTTTATTCCTAAAACTATTAGTGCAAAAAGAATGATGAATGAAGGTGGTAACTTTGATGATTATGAGGCAGGACTAAGAGCTGGCGTTATATTTTCACATCCAGAAGATATTGGATACCATAGGTTCTATGATTTATTTGCAGGTGCTAATAGAATAGCAGATCGTATTGGAAGTCCTTTTGCTAAGTGGGTAGCACAACAAGGTATAAATAAATTAGTAGTCAAACCATTTCAGTTTATTGATGCGGTAACTTGGGATCATGTTTATAATTCTGGTAAGTTATATACATTTCAAACAGCTAGACAAAAATTATTGATAGATCCTGCTAATGAAAATGTGCCTACACATATTCTTGATAGGAAAGCAGCAGAGTTTACTAATGATGCATATGGTGGATTAAACTGGAGACAGATATACGAAGACACTACTAACCCAATAATGAAAAAAATATTAGGTAGTGCATATACACCATCAGGTAGAAGACTTATGCAGTTAGCATTATTTGCACCAGACTGGACTACAGCTAACTTAAGAATTATTGGTAAAGCATTTCCAGGATTTAATAGAGATCCTATTGGAAGAAAACTTTACACAGCTTATGCATTAAGAGCTGCATTAATATTTGCTACATTTGGTAGTGCATTACAATATATGTTTACAGGTAAGTCATTACTTGAAAATAAAGATCCAACTAAGATTGATTTAGGTAATGGTATGAATATGGTATTCTCTAAACAATTAATGGAGCCTTTGCATTGGGCAGTACATCCTTATAAAACATTAGTATCTAAACAAGGAAGTACACTTAAACTAACACAACAACTTTTATTTAATAAAAAATATTTAACTAGTCCTTATCCTAGTCCGATAACAGATAGAGATTTATCTTTACTTTATCAAGCTAGAGACTATGGTTTACAAATTGGCGAATCACTAGTACCTTTTGCATTTAGAAATCCTATACAACAAATGATGAAAGATGGTGTAGATTTCCAAGATGCAATAAACTTTTTACTCGGTGAGTTTGGTCATCCTGTTTATCCAGAAGGGCGTAGATTTAAATATCCAGGACTAAACATAGGAAACTAATATGGCAGGAACAGGCGTAGGTAAATACAGTACAACAGCAGGAAACAATACTGATACACAAAGTGTAAACTTTGCTGAAGGTATGGCTCCATCTAATGTAAACAATGCAGCTCGTGAGACTATGGCTAACATCCGTAGTATGTATAACCAAATCGGTGAAGGCTTCTATGAGTTTGGTGATGGTGATGGTGCTTATACAGTAGCAAGATCAGACTCTGATACAATTACTATTACAGCATCAAGTACAGACCTAACAGCTACATACTATGCAGGTAGAGCTATTCGCATTACTGATAGTTCTGGTAATGTAACAGAAGGTACTATTGTATCTTCAGCGTTTTCAAATCCAACCAATACTATTAATGTCTCACAGACTATTGCAGGTACTGGCACACCTTTAAAAATAGAACTAGGCATACAAGGTTCATCATCTGAGTTGGTTGTTGATGGAGACAACGATACTAAGATACAAGTAGAAGAAAATTCTGATGATGACACAATAAGATTTGATACTGGTGGCACAGAGAGACTACAAGTCTCATCAGCAGGGGCGTTTGCCTTGCAGAGTGCTGGCGGTTCATTTATACATTCAAACACAATATCTAACACATTTACTTTGACCAGTCAGAATATGTTTATGGTCGGTCCAGTAAGTGTAACAGGAGTTATTACAGTAGGCTCTAATTCTACTGTTGTCGTAATATAAGGAGAAACAAATGGCAGGAATACAAATAGACGGAGTTAATAACAAGATTGACTTTGATGATGATGCAGATACCAGTATATCGTCAGCTACGGATGATACATTAGTATTTGAAGCTGGCGGCACAAATACCATGAACATAATTAGTGGCAAAGTTGGTATTGGCACTGCTACTGCATTAAGTGAACTTCATGTTGAAGCAGCAGCCACACCTAAAATAACTATTAGAAGTGTAGATGGAACAAGTGCATCAGTAAAATTACAAAGAGTTGATGCTGATGATTCATCAACTGATTTTGAATTAAAAAATGATGGTGGAGTTTTTAAAGTTATTTCTGATAATAGTTCTATTAATGAACGATCATTAGTAAATTTTGAAAGTTCTGTAGTTACATTTAATGAAGGTGGAGCTGATGTTGACTTCCGAATAGAGGGCGATAGTGATACTCATTTATTTTTTGCTGATGCTGCTTTTGGTAACATTTTAATAGGAGATGGTTCAGAACACTCCCCTGCTGAATCAAGCACTGCAAATCACCTTAGGTTAGGCGGTAATGGTCGTTGCCAATTTTCAGCAAATGATGCTTGTCTTGAAACTAACAGAACTGGAACTGAAGGTATTACTATAAGGCTAAGACAAGCTGGTGGCGTAAGAGGTAGCATCTCTGTTGCTGGTGCAACTGCTGCATTTAACACTTCATCAGACTATAGATTAAAAGAGAATGTTGATTATACATGGGATGGAACAACAATTTTAAAACAACTAAAACCTGCTAAATATAATTGGAAGATAGATCCAGATAATACAGTTCATGGTTTTTTAGCTCACGAAGCACAAGCAGTTGTGCCTGATTCTGTAATTGGAGAAAAAGATGCTGTTGATGAAAACGGAGATATATCTCCTCAACAAATTGATCATTCAAAACTTGTACCGTTACTTGTAAAAACAGTGCAAGAACTAGAGGCTAGAATAGCTACTTTGGAGGGTAACTAATGTTTACACTAGACAACAAAGAATATGACGAAACTAAAATATCAGCTAAAGCTAAGTCAGCTTTGGAAGAAGTAGTGCGTGTATCTAAACATATGCAGGATCTAAGATTTGCCCAACAAGGCTATATTAATATATTAAAAGAAGAATTAAAGGAGACTAAGGATGAGTAGTGAAATTAAAGTAGACACTATTAGTGAAAATACCAGTGCAAATGGTGTAGCTATAGACAGTCTTGCTATAAAAGATGGCAAGATAACAAATCTAATGAACTCTACACTAAACGCAGCAGATATGGGTGCAGTCCATATTAAAGTTGCAAGCAGTGGAGATACAGCTATTGATAGTAATAATGATGATTTAGTTATTGAAAATGATAATCATGCAGGTATTACAATATCAACGCCAAATGATAAAGCTGGTGGATTATATTTTTCTGACCCTGATGACTCTGCTTCAGGTAGAATTGTTCACGATCATAGTGTTAATACTATGATTTTTCAGGCAGGTAATTTAGAATTTTTTAGAACAGACTCATCACGAAAATTATCTACAGGCGGTGAAGATGCAGCCGATTGTGATGCTGGCGGTCTTACTATAGACATTAACGCAAATGATAGTTTTGCACAAACTTTCAAAAACTCAGACGTTTCTCATGGTATTACAAGTACGGCAGAAGCTGACACTTATGGTGCTATACAAAAAGCTAATTCATCTAACGGTGGTCTTAGTATTTTTGGTCTGTGTGATGCTGGAACAACTGGTGTTGAAATTCAATCATATTTTGAATCCGTAAATACATCAAAAGCCTCAAATGCAAATGTTCCGATAAAAATGATCACTAGAGCAAGAAACGGAACAAGTTCAACTGCACCTTCGAATGTTAGTGCAAATTCAAATTTATTTGGAGTAGCAAGTGGAACTTCACTCAGATTTATAGTTGATAGTGATGGTGATCTTCATGTTGATGGATCTACTTCTATTACTGCTTTTGACAATTATGAAGATGCACAGTTAGTAAGAGCCTATGATTTATCTCATGGTAAAGGTGTAATTGATTCTAAGTTTGATAAATTTATAGCTTATAACCATGAATCTTTAGCTGATGCTAAATTAGTTGGTAGAGATGATGATGGTACACCAAATCATTTTATTAATATGACTGGTATGCAAAGACTGCACAATGGTGCTATCTGGCAACAATATGAAAAACATCAAAAACTTGCTAATGCTATGTATGAACTAGCTAAAGCAGCAGTTGGTGAAGATAAAGCCAATGAGATATTAGAACAAAACGATATTAAATTATTAAATTAAGGAGAAAACAATGGCAATAACAGCAAATATGACAACACATGATGGGATAGCACTTACTGATGCGTATTGCTATATACCAACAGCATATGTAAAAAAGTTTGATGGTGAATGGTCTGGCAATGATGTAGATGGTTATACACAAGCTGATGCTACATGGAAACTAATCTATGATGTTTTAATCTATGCTAATGCTGATAAAAGAGCAGACAGATTAGGACAAAACTATAGAATTAAAAACCGCCATGTAGATCACTTTAAAGTAGACTACAGCTTAGATGCAACTGACAACCCATTTAAACTTGCATACGCAGACCTAAAAGCTAACGACCAGCTATCAAACGTACAAGACGTATAGGAGTAACACATGAGTGAAATAAGAGTAGATACAATATCAGAAAAGACCAGTGGATCTGGTACGACTGTAAGTAATTTAAAGAATCCTAATCAACCTTTTAGAAATTTAATTATCAATGGTGATATGTCCATTTCACAACGAGGAACTTCATTTGCAGCTGTAAATGATGATGATTATACATTGGATAGATATAAATATGACATAAGTGGAACAGATGTTTACCAATTTACTATTTCACAATCTACTGAAGTACCAACAGGACAAGGTTTTGCAAAATCAATGAAGTTTGATTGCACAACTGCTGATGCTTCACTTGATGCTGATAACTTTGCTATAATTGCAACGAGACTTGAAGGACAAAATTTACAGTCTCTTAAAAAAGGCACATCATCTGCTGAAAGTACAACTCTTTCATTTTGGGTAAAATCTAATAAAACAGGAACTTATATTGCTGAACTTTTTGATACAGAAAATAATAGAGTAATATGCAAATCTTATACAATTTCATCTAGTGATACTTGGGAAAAGAAAACTATTACTTTTCCTGGTGATACAACAGGAGCAATAACTAATGATAATGCAGGTAGATTTAGAATTCATTTTTGGCTACTGACTGGTACAAATTTCTCATCTGGTTCTTTAGCAACAGCTTGGGAATCAAGAAACAATGTTGATAGAGCAGTTGGACAAGTTAATCTAGGAGATAACACATCAAATGAATGGTATATTACTGGTATTCAGTTTGAGGTAGGAGACACAGCCACAGACTTTGAACACTTACCTTTTGATGTTCAGTTACAAAGATGTATGAGATACTACACAAGATACGATGCTAGTGCTGGTTTTACTAGATATGCAAGTGGTTTTATAAATAGTTCCACAGCTGCGGTTGCAACTATGCAATTACCTGTACCAATGAGAGGAGTACCTACATTAGAAACTTCAGGAACAGCAGGTGACTATTCAATTTATCATGGAACAAGCACAACTCCATGCAATACCACACCAACAATTCAAGTTCCATCTACAGGAGATGATAATGCTACAAGTGTTGGTCTTCAACAAGACGTGGCAAGTGGTTTGACTGCTGGTCAAGGTTGTATATTTTTAGGCACAACCTCAAATACAAATAATTTTTTTGCTTTTAGCTCGGAGTTATAATATGGAAATAAAAAACGCAAAATATGTAAAAGACTCACTTACAAATGAAAATAGTGCTGTGAACTGTCAAATAGGAAATAGATTTTGTTGTGTTCCTATGAATGAAGTAAACACAGATTATCAAAATATTCTTAAATGGGTAGCAGACGGTAACACCATAGAGGCTGCTGACTAATGGAACAAGAAAACAGAGAAGCTATTATCCGTATAGAGGGTAAGCTAGAACTGTTAGATCAAAAGCTAACAACTCTGAAAGACAATCATTTATGTCATATTGAAAAAGATATGAGACAACTGAGAACTCTTGTATGGTTTATAGGAACTACTGTTTTCTTACAAATGTGTTATTTAATAATTAGAACTTTATTATGAAGAACTCTTGTATCTTAGTAATCTCAGATACACACATACCCTATCATCACAAGGACTCTATAGATTTTCTTAAAGCTATAAAAAGAAAATATCATCCAGATAGAATCATACATATAGGAGATGAAGTAGACTCACATGCTATTTCATTCCATGATTCAGATCCTGATTTACATAGTGCAGGTGATGAACATAAAGTATCTCTACCTGTAATAAAAGAGTTAGAAAAATTATTTCCAGTTATGGATTTACTAGACTCTAATCATGGTAGCCTAGTCTATCGTAGACAGAAAGCTAGTGGTCTACCTAGAGCTGCTATGAAAACCTACAATGAATATTTAGAAGTAGGTGATGGTTGGGTATGGCATGATGACCTAATGATTAGAATGTCTAATGGACAAGACTGTTATTTCTGTCATGGTAAGTTTGCTAATGTATTAAAAGTAGCACAACAATATGGATGTCCGACAGTCCAAGGACACTATCATAGCTCTTTTAATATCCAGTATTGGGGTAATCCTAATAGTTTAAACTGGGGAATGCAAGTAGGATGCCTTATAGATTCTGACTCATTGGCATTTGAATATATGAAAACACAAAAGTCTAGACCAATTATAGGTTGTGGTATAATAATAGAAGGTATACCAAAACTCTTACCTATGGTTTTAAATAAAGGTGGAACATGGAATCAGAAACTGACTTAGAATATTTAACAGAACCCAAGCATGGTCTGAAACTATCTAAGAAAAAACTATATTTATATATCAATTCATCTAGGGGAATCTATGCCGAAATCAAACTCAAACCAGAACAATGTATCGAACTTGCAAGACAACTACTCAACGCCAACTATCAACTTAACTGAGGAGCCTACTATGTATGAACCAATGAATAATAGAAGATATGGAGTAACAAAGAAGTATCATCACAATAATAAAAAACATTATGTAAATGTACAGTATGATACTAAAGCACTACCAAGAGTAGTAAGAATCTTTAGTGATTCTAAATATGGAACTGAATACGCAGATATGTGTATAGATCTATCACATGATATAACAGAAAGATTACAAACATATGGTAATCCTGAAACATCATTGAAAAGAATGGCATCACAAACGCCAAGAAGATCTACTGGTGAGCCTACAACTATTAAAGGTTTAATAGTAGATGAATTAATTAAATCATATTACCTGGAGGATTAAATGGATTTTGACACTATAAAAGAAATAGCTAAAAATAAATGGGATCGACTTAGTAAACCTTATCAAGCAGGCATCTGCATTGTATTGATAGTACTTTTAGTTTTTATTATTGCATAATGGAACTTCGTGGATCTACTGATTACATAGTTATACATTGTTCTTATACCAAACCTAATATGGATATTGGTTTAAGAGAGATCAGGGATTGGCATGTCAATGATAATGGATGGCGTGATGTAGGCTATCATTATATTATAAGAAGAAATGGTGAAGTAGAGTTAGGTCGCAATGTAAAAGATACAGGCGCACATGCTGCTGGTTACAATCACAAAAGTATAGGTATAGCTTTAGTAGGTGGTATGGCAGATGATAATTCTACAGAAGATAATTTTACAGATAAACAATGGACGACTCTATTAGATCTTGTTAAACAAAAATTAATAGATTATCCAGACGCAAAAGTAATAGGACACAATGAGATTAGTGAAAAGGATTGCCCTTGCTTTGATGTACAAAAATGGAAAGAAGATAATTTATGAATCCACTAATGTTAATTAAACCATTGTTAGGTTTAGGTAGCAGTCTACTTGGTAATCCTGTAGCAAAACTTATAACAGAAAAAACTGTCGGAGCTATAACTCACAAGCTAGAGAAAGATAAGATAATAAAAGCAAAAGAGATCGAAGCTGCTAAAGAAGTAGATGTAGCTAAGATTAGTGTACAGTTAGAACAAGTAAAACAAACTGCTAACTCATGGAAAGATGAATGGCTAGTTCTTTTTTTCTCAATAATTTTTATAATGCATTTCCTTCCCTGGACTCAAGGATATATGATTACAGGTTGGGAGATACTAAAATCAGCTAATGATTACTTCTGGATTATTATTCTTACTATTGTAGGCGGTAGCTTTGGAGTTACAACATTAAGTAAATTTAAAAAATGATTTGGATTATAACTGCTATGCTATGGCATGTAGATGTTGATGGTCCATCATATAGTACATACACTGATGAAACATTTAATGGTAAAGTAGAATGTTTAGATTATGTATTCTGGAATAAAGCTGAGTTAGTTTATAAACTAGCAGAAGTACATGGTAAAAGAAATGGTAACAATCTTAAAACTTGGGCATTCTTTTGTGAAGGTAAACCTTTAGACGAAGTATGAAAATATCAGACAACACTTCTGTATCTATGCCTATGCGCAACCTGCTCTCTATCGTAGGAGCTTGTATTGTAGGAGCATGGTTTGGATTCGGAGTAATTGAAAGATTAAATATCATTGAGACTGAACTACAATTGATGCAACAAGATTTACTTGAGGCATCTACGCAAAAGCCTATAGACCAGGAACAATTTATGTTGTTAGAATTTCTATCAAAAGAACAAGATAAACTAAAAGAAAAGATTGAAACTGAAGTACCAAACATCAAAAAGAATGACATGACTATACAGTTTCATGAAGAAAGAATAATTGATTTAGAAGAAAAGAACGGAACTTACTAATGATTGAAATAGTATTTGCAATGATGATGATTCAAAATGGATCAGTTATAGAGTATGTACCAACTCAAGGAATGACTGACTGTCTATCACAGAAAAGAATACTTCAGAGGTCTATCGGAGAGGATCAAGTTGGTATGACTGTGCAATGTAGTGAAGTAAAAGCAGAATTAGAGAATGATATGGGAAGGCTACGGATCATAAAGATTATAGATTAAGACTTCTTCCATCGAGATATATTTTTCTCTCCAGACTTTATCATCTTCCATTCTCTTATAACCCACTCAGGATTAAGACCTGCAAGATAACAAACTGTTTTAAAGTCAGTAGTATTTGACTCTAACCAATTCCTAGCTAACAGAACATCATTATCAGTCTTCTTACGAACAGCATCAGTAAACTGCTGAGCTATAACAGATACCCATAAATTTTGTTCTGGTGTTGTCATTGACTTACTTTCTCCTTTATCTTTTCTAAATATACTACTGCATCTAATAGTTCTTCTTGTGCATCATTAATCCATTCTACTAATGGTTTCTCAGCAGTACGCATTGTATTGCCATACTTAATGATACCTGCATTAGATCTTTGTAACATTCTCTTAGCAACTTTCTCTACTAATGGATCAGTCTTTATGTTCATATAGCACCAGCTTTAGTTAGCGATTGAAACTGAGAACAATACATATCATTATCTTTCCTACGAAAGTTATCCTTCTCTTTGAGTCTTATAGATTCTTTCATAGCCAATAGATGTTGTTTGTATTCTTTAGTTTGTCTAGCCCAATGTTCTTTCATTGTACCAGATAAATCTGATGGAGCTTTGAATACCTGTTCAGCAAGTATAGTCTTAAGATATTCTTTAACATAACTAGCTTGAGCTACATGTTCTGCTTCAGTATCTTCGTTATCGTAGTTTTGTTGGAGAGCTTTCTCCATCCCTTCTCTTGTAATGATTGTCATTGATCCTCCTCATCATCTTTAAGAAACATATAACTTGCTCCTTTATAAAATGATTTATCATCATTATAATGTTTTCCATTTTGTATTCTGAACCATTGTACAGGACATTGATCCAACCATTCATGGAACTCATCACTCATTACACTTACATCCATATATTTAATCCTTTCTTAAAATGGTTTTTCGTCTAGATCCTCCCAAGACTTATCTTGATTACTAATAGACTGTAACTTCTTCCTAGTTTCCATAGCTTGTTCATAAGCAGTAATACCATGACCAATCCAATTAGCTATCTCACCTGGAGTATCTTTTAATTGTATTCCTTTCTCGTGATGTAAAGTACAAAACAATTCAGATAATCTACCAGCTAATCCTACAGCAATCATACCTATTTCTTTTTCAACAGATTGTGGAGCAGCTGCAGGTGTTCGCTGCTCGTTAGTATCTTCATTGATATCTTTGTCTGCTGCTTCTACTTTATATGCAGTTGCATTACCATTTCTTTCTGGTCCATAGCTTACTCTAACTTTTGCACCTACGCTAGTTTCTGGATCAAACTTACAATAGAACTTAATCTTTGTACCACTTTGATCTAGTACGACAGGCATAAACCATTGATCCTTTCCTGGTTTTGGTGGAGATAAGTAATCCACAGTACCAGTTGATGTATTCATATCCATATATTTCTCCTTATTAATTGTTCCAATTTTCTTGAGCATACTTACGATCCTCCTCTGACCATTTATATCCATCTGTATTTAATGGAATCATTCTCTTAAATGTTTTTATATTAGGTACAGTCTTCATAAATAACTCTAAAGATTCAAACGAATTTACCATAGTTTCGTAGTTTCTCATAACAGTTTCTTCATCCAATTCAAATACTGCTGACTTCTTATGTGAGGCATAGACTAATGTTGCTGGCTTACCTATGAGTACAGAGTATAAAGATTGTTGTCTGACATGATCTTCTCTTGGTTTAGATGGTACAGCTAATGTAGCCTTAGTATCAACGATCATATGTTCCCATTCGAAGTCTGTTACAGTAGTGATAGGATGCTCTAAATTGGACAAGGAATGCCTTCTGTAGCGTTGGAATAGGTTAGGTACTCCAAAATCAGGAAAGTGTTCTTTGATAGCGTTTTGAAGGTTTAAAGCTATACTACCTACTTTGTCTGTTTCGTCATGCCACTCACCATCAAACTGATTTACCATATGGTTTGTTGCATGTTCTACTATTTCTGCATCAGATCTTTTAAAGAATAAACCTAAAGCACAACCAAACTCTGATGAATGACCCATACCCATACGAGGTGTAGTCTCAGTCTGGATACCCATTAAGTTTCTAAATACCCAAAGAGAAGGGTTATTGTACCAATCATTACCCCTACTAGCACTATGTCTGTAGTCGTGTATTTTCATTTGTAATCCTTTCTTAAATCACTTATGTTTTTGTATGTCTAATTATGATCAACCTTTTCCTAATTATAATAGAGAAATCATAGTTACTCAACCAAATAAAAATAAACCTGCACACATTGTTAATATTCGTGAATCAAGTATTGAGACAATGTATTACAAGAAGTACATAGATTCTATACAGTATCAAGCAGGTAGTATATTTCGCAGAAAATGGGAGATGTCTCAGCTAATATCCAAACCTGAAGTCAAGGTACGAGTAGATCAATCTATCAATATGTCTGTACCTGATGCAAAGCTAGATGCTATGAATGATCTTAATAGATTATATTATATGATAGGTAATAAATCTTATGATATACTTGAATATGTATGTGGTTTAGGTCATAGTCTTAAAGATCTAAACAGAAAGTTTCAGTTCCCTAGATCATATGGTGGTCATAGATTCAGAGAATCTCTTGATGAAGCAGCCATATTCTACGGATTAAAGGATAAAGGTAATACTATTCGTGGCAATAAGAAACGCTAAACATCTTAAAAATGTTAGGGAATATCCCTGTTCTTACTGTCGTACTGACCAGGACATACAAGCTCATCATCTTACTCATATCAAACCTAATGGTATGTCAATGAAGTCTGATGATTGCTGGACTGTACCCTTATGTCCTATGTGTCATTATCATTTGCATCACTATGGTGAGCGTAGATTCTGGAGAGAAAGACACTTAGAACCAGGTATCTATGCTGCAATCTTATATAAGAAAACACTTGACAAATGATATTCACTAACTTACTAATTGTGATATAATTGCAACAGGTGTATCAAAAATGAAACATAACAATAACTTAACTAAATCAGAAGACTATCTTGAAAAGTTAGACATGGAGAAACTAACTGCGTCTGTCAAAGATAGTATGTCTTGTCCTGATAAGATAGCTTTTGCAATAGCTAGACTTATATCTGCTAAGATATATCTTGAGTTAGTGTGTGACGAAGAACAGTATCAAGACTATATTGTGCAGCTTGAAGAAGAACTAGATATACCTGATGTCAAAAAAACACTCCATTGATGGTAAAAAAGTAAAGGTACATTGTACCGACATTACTCTAGAACTTCGTGAACCAGACTTTACTGATGATAATCTTACAGATTGTTACGGACACTTTATCAAGCGTAAAAACTTAATACAAATTAACAAAGGTCTATCGGATATTGATGAAGCAAACACGACTCTACATGAGTTAATGCATTGCATAGCCTACTTGTCTTGTGAAACAAATGATGGTGGTGCATTGGACAAAGAAGATGTAGAAGAAAGAGTTGTTAATAATTTTAGTAACTATCTCATTGGCAT